AGTTTGCATACCGCGAGTTGCAGAAGTTAGGTTTCAGCGATGAGTTTGGTGAAGCAACGGACACTGATGTGCGCGAGCAGGTCTACGATGCTGTAGTTCCTAGGGCAGCGCAGGCGGCAGGAGTTCCGTTTTATATCTAATTAGGGGTTGACAAAGCTGTATATGGTGCTATACTGTATACAGTTAGATAAACAAACAAAGGGCAAAGCAAATGAGCAGACAAGCAACAGACAAAGTATTGGAAGCGGTCGAAGAAGGTATGCTAGATAAGGACACGGTCATTATGGCATGCTTGAAGTACATGAGCGAAGATGATGTGGCAGACATGTGTCACGCAAACGAGTTCGGCCTAGAAGACGAAGACGAACTGCTGCAAGACGAAGCTTAAATTAGGGGTTGACATATGCATAATAGATGTTATTATGTATATAAGAGTTAGGCAAACAAGAATTGATTAGAGGGCGTTACATGAAGAACATTAAATTATTAGACGGCACTTACAAGATCCGCGGCAAAGACGTAGACCTGGCGGGAATGGTTTTTCCATTAGTAGAAGGCTACAAGGTTGGCACCCAAGGCGGCTACGTAACAGTAGACGGCAGTGCGGTAGCAGGCTTTCCAGATCGTAACATTAAGATTAAGGTTACGGGAAAGGACTGCTACGAAGACGGCACCAAGGCTAAGGTCACCAAGCGTGAAGAGACAGACGAGGAGACTATTGAAAGACTCCGTGAGCGTTTCGAAATGCTTGAAGATATGACCAAGGCTACCAAGAGAGGCGATGTGCGAGCAATGATTGTTAGCGGGCCTCCAGGAGTTGGTAAGTCACATGGTGTGGAGAAGGTCCTAGGCAAGCACGAGATGATTGCTGCGCTAGGAGACCGTCCGGCCAAGTACGAAGTCGTTAAGGGTGCCATGTCTGCGATAGGGTTGTACTGTAAACTCTACAAGCATGCAGACAAAGATAACATCCTAGTGTTTGATGACTGTGACAGCGTGTTCAGCGATGAACTGAGCTTGAACATTTTGAAGGCAGCACTAGACAGCAAGAAGACACGTAAGATTTGCTGGAACACAGACAGCTTCAAGTTACGCAACGAAGGCGTGCCTGATAGCTTCAACTTCCAAGGCAGTGCAATCTTTATCACGAACATCAAGTTTGATAACGTTAAGAGCAAGAAGATGCGCGATCACCTAGAAGCATTAGAGTCACGCTGTCACTACATGGACTTGACTATTGATACTGACCGTGAGAAGATGTTACGTATTAAGCAGATTACCAAGGACGGCATGCTCGATGACTACGGTCTAAGCGAGTTTGTTGTAGACGAGATTGTTGAGTACATGGAGTCCAATAAGACTAAGCTTAGAGAGTTAAGCTTGCGGACAGTACTTAAGATCGCGGACTTGGCCAAAGCGTTCCCCACCAAGTGGGAGGCAATGGCAGAGAACACTGTGATGCGTCGAGCATAACGCTCCGTATCCAGTATAGTGTGAGCTCCACGGGTGCCCTCCCTATTATAGCTCACACGCTATGTTAAGAACTATAGAAGCCCTCACGCTTTGTTCTTAACACCTTTGGAAGTAGGTTACTTCTCGAAGCCCCGTGCAGTGTGCCCTCGCTGTTACGGGGTTTCACCTATCTACAGTATCTGGACATTTAGAGGTTGACAACAGTCCAAACCAGTGTTATACTGTATGTATAAGTTAAACAAGTAGAGGAGCACTACAATGTCAACAGAATTACGCAACGTACCCGGAACAGGCAACGCTCAGAACCAACTGACTCAGACACGCTTTTGGGGCGGCAAGAACAAATTGACTTGCTTGCAGGTATCACAGAAGCGCACCGATCGAGCAGGTCCTGCGGATCAATTCTTTAATAACTTACAACTGACCAAAGCCCAAGCTGGTGCATTAGCAGTAGAGCTGATGTTGTTCGCAGAAGGACGCGAAGTTGAAGAGTCAGAAGAAGTAATACATGGTGAGTGTGACTGTTACGGTTGCACCACTATGCGTCACCCATGCATGCATGATTCGGCAAATTAGGGGTTGACAGAACGTTATATTGGTGCTATACTGTATATAACAATTAGGGCAAAGGGCAAACAACATGAAACATATTAAAGACGCATTAAGTGGTTTACTTTCACTCATAGCAGTACTAGGTCTACTAGTAATGACAACTCCAGCTAAGGCACAGGGAAGTCAGGACTTGATCCAGATACTTGGAGCGATTGTTATTATAGATCAGCTGTTCAATAACAACAGGCACAACGATCGCAACAACCGCAACTATGATGATCGCTACTACAATGGGCAACAGCAGGGCGGATACAACGGCAACGGTCAAGTGTATGACGACCGCGGAGTATACAATAGAACCTGCAATGATAACCTAGGCTGTGCTCCACGTGATAACAATGCATGGAACGAGCCTCGCAAGTATGGTTATGCACAAGGACGCAACAACAACGGTTCACCCAACGGCAAGGTATGCGGTACACGGGTAGAACACTATAATGGTTATACTGAACAACTGCACCTAGACTGTTCAGGTAACATCATGTATGTCACTAGACATCGCAAGTAAAGGAGCATTACTATGCCAGCATCAAAAGTACTTAAAGAATTCGTAGCAGAAAACAACCGTTGGATTGCTATCTTTGGATCAGAGCCTATGACGTTTCCACTTAGTCAACACTCAGCTAACGAACTAATGAATAGGTTAGCAGCTGATCTATCACCAGAGAACCTACACTGTGATGGAGAGATAACACCGCGCCAAGCTAAGGCAAAGGCTGTTAAGCTCTACGATATGGTTAATGAACTAGAACAGTACTGCTTGAACAACTGGCTAGACACTCCGGTGTGTAGCTATTAGGGGTTGACATCTAGTGTATAGGTGTTATACTGTATACAGTTAAACAAACAAACGCAAGGGGCATTGCACATGAACTATTCAACACAACAACTAACTGACATCAATGACTACACTGTAGAAGACATAGCGAACATCAAAGCTATTGCAGAGCAGTCAGCGAAGACAGCACAACATGACTTCCTACAACAGTGGAACGACAGCACTGGTGGCAATGCATACGGTGAGCCAGTGTACTGTGGCTTTGCTTGGGCTAACATATACGGCATCAAAGGCAACACCAAGCTGGGCAAGCGACTAAAGGCAGCAGGCTTAGAACAGGACTACACCAAAGCGTATAGTGTATGGAACCCAGGACAGTATCATGGGCAGAGCATGGACGTTAAAGAAGCAGGTGCTAGAGCATATGCTAACGTGCTAACAGCGTACGGCTTTAGAGCAAGCGCAGGAAGCAGAGCAGACTAAACTCTAGACTAGAATCAAAAACGATCCCCCGGGGTATAGTGTTAACAGCACTATACCTTTTTTCTTTTATGCTTAATGAAAAAAAAATTTATTTCTTTTTATTTTTTTCGGGGGGTCGGGGTATATAAACGCTAATGATAACAACAACTTAGCTAGCGTTAATGAATTTTTAAAGTGAAGCAGCACAAATCACCACCTCACTTCTGTAAGTACTTCTCCCTAATTTTTTACGCGACTATTTTTTTTCGGCTGTAGAACCCATTTCGGGCTAAGTACAAGTATGCTTAAACATGATCTCAAACTTGCCTTTACACAGGCACTCATAGTTCTAATTCCCACATACGCAATTGCTGCATGGACAGAACTAATGGTATACACTATACCCATGTTAGCAGCAACTAGCTTTATAGCAGCTGCCATTAAACCTGCTAGCGTTAATACTAGAGTAGATGATGGCTTCAAGGACAACGACTCATGATAAATTTACTCCCTGCACTTCCACACACACTAGCCACACGTGATCTCAATCGTGCTGCTATGCGCCGTAACCGTAGTTGGTGCTGGGCTTGGTACGTATTGTACGTTGTGTGTATAACTAGTATTGCACTGCTAACCAACGCGATAGCGTAGCTCTAGTGTAACTGGAGCTTTTAGAACCTCTTACACTGTGTAACAATAATGGATAACACTGTTAACTAATACTAAATACACAGTATACACACGTTGCTATAAGAACAGCCCACGTACATTATTTCAATCCTTTTGTTACACCCGTTTTTTTACAGGTGTGTATACGCTAAACACAATATGTATAAATTAAAACTCAATTACAAGTCAACGTTCACTCCACACTTCAACGTACAGGATGTGCTTACACAAACAGCATGTACACTACTGTTGGTGGACAATAACATACACACTACACAAGCTTCAACGGATACGATAGTGTTCGAGTCAGATCGCGATAGAACACTAGCTTATCTTAAACTGTGTAAACACGCTATGTATACTCCTAGTATAATAGATTAAGACTCTTTAAATAGTAAACCATTGTTTAACTAGCATTGCAACACTATGCTTATAGTCTGTCGCTACGATAGTCCAATTATTATATGTATATATGGGGTATAGTACGTGTGTACTGTTTAGAATTTTGCGCTTAGTTAAACGCTAATTTTTAGCAAAAAGCGTTTACCGCTTCGCGGCGTTTGGGCTTACCGCTGGGCGCTTCGCGCTTCTCTAGGGCGTATGCAACACCTTGACACCGCTTGCATTGAGGAAGTCTATTCCTGTGGTGCAGCGATAAGCATGCTTGTAGTATATAGTGCTTATACCTGTTTGGTACACTAGTTTAGCACAGTCCATACAAGGCGCATGTGTAACAAACATTGTTGCGTTCAATCCGCTTTCTGTACCGCGGGCAAGTTTACTAATAGCATTACTCTCTGCATGGATTACTTCAGGCTTACTAACAGCAGTTGCAGTTCCAAGTTCATGATGATGAATTACATCTTCACAACAGTTGTCCCATCCACTAGGCATACCGTTATATCCGATTGAGATGATGCGATCATCTTTAACAACAATAGCACCAACTTGAAGTCGTGTTGCTGAACTTAGTTGTGCAAAACGTTCAGCTACGTCCATGAATGCTGCAATAAATTTAGTTTTCATTTGGTTAGATGGCCCCAGGTAGATTGTGCATGTTGTTGATTAGGATCCAATCTGAAGTAGTCATTTACTTTGTTGTCGTATAGATCACAACTCCAACCTGCACCTGGATCTAGGTCTATTGTATACCTATCAGGATTTTCACAGTATGTGGCATTCATAAAGTTTATAATTTCCTCTGCAAGCTTGGTGTGATTGGGTTCGCTAAGGTGTGCTATGCGTGGATCAATATTCTCATGATTCTTAAAGAACTCTAATCGACTGTTCCACTTGTCATCTTTTACTCCTAGGAATTCACACACATCAACTGCCTGAAGGCTACCGTTTGTGCTGTGGTGTAGTCCAGTATTATCAAATCCTGGTAGTATGCACATTCGCCAATTAAAGTTTCTAGCACAAAAGTGGCACCATGCTACCATAGCATCTAGATTCATATCAGCTCGAATTTCGTTTTCATTGCCCAGCATAGTATAGCTTTTCAACTGTTTAGATTCTTCTTTTGTAATGAGGTTTTCGTTGTTTAATATCCAGTAGTTTCCTAGGAAAGGTCTGTCCTCAAAGAACCACACTCGTTTCTTGTCGGTAGTAACAATGATTACATAATCATTTGGCTTTATCTGAGGTATGTGTTGTTTAATTGTATACTGTATATACTCGTTGCTACAGCCCATTTCACCAAGGTTCTTAATTCGCATAGTGCCTAGTTGGTCGGCTACTTGCTTGCCCCAAAACCATTCAGTAGTGTTGTTAAAATTTTTGTGGCTATTCTTTTCCATCACAAAGCTGTCGCCAAATATCCATAGAGTAGGTGTCATCATACAGTATCTATCCTTTCCCATGTGTTGTCGCTAGTGAATCTGAAGCTGCCTTTAAATGTCATTTGTTTCCATGTGTGTGGTTCAATAATGCTGAGGAATGTTTTTCCATTGTTTGTGTACAAACTATACTGCTTACCTACTACAGGAATAAAGTTATACTTGGCTGTGTATACTAGTTGTGTATCTTCTGCTAGCTTTACAAGTTTAAAGTATTCATCTTTTAGTTCATCAAACTTTGTTTCAAAGAAGTGCGTAGCAGTAATACCTCGTTCTGCTTTATGTTGCAATACATCTGGCACTGTAAAAGCAGGAGCACCTACGTTAGTAGGATACGGCAGTGTAGCGGCAAAGTCTGTTACGTTGTCAGGCTTTCTCAATATGTTATTCCAAGTCTTGTTTTTTGCGTGGTATTGTAGTTTCAACTACATCTTCAGATAGCCGTTCTTCTAGTTCAGCAGTTGACATGTAATCTAAATCCCAATGATTACAAATGTCGTTTCTAAACCGAGTGTGATTTTTACTAGTTGACTTTGATTTGAAACGATTAAAGTAGTCAAGAAGTTTCTGGCTAATTTTCATTCTAGCCATCTCAATATGATATTTGCCATTATAAGATATGCACAAACAAGATTGGTTCCTACTATTATACTTCTAATTATTGCGATTGAGTTTTCGTTGGCTGCATCGTAACCGTCTTCTTCATCAAAAGAACCAAGGGCATGTTTCCATACTTCCCAGTTAGTCTTTTTCATTTAAAGCGACTGTCGATCCATTTCTTGAATGCATACACTGCACAAGCTATTATTAACAAAGCAACAACCACAGCACCTTCAACAGCTAGGTTACCTGTGCTTGAGTCTACTTCAATACCAGTTGTGCTAATTTCTATTCTGCAATCTTCACAAGTTTGTGTTTCTTCCATATGCGAGGCTCCTATTATCATGGGCGCTCTACCCCAATACACTAATCGTTACCATCAGCGTTTAGATCCGTTAGTTCTCGTTGGACCTGTTTGTAGTCTTTGGCTTTGGCTTTTTCTAACGCTTCTATTTGCAAACGCTGCTGTTCTATCACATCACCCTGATCTTCAATTTCTTCAAACTGTTTGTTGAGTGTGTTAAGTTGTTTTTGTTCTTCAGTCTTCTGCGGAAACTTAACTATGTTGCTGTCTTTGCTCATGTGTTATCTCCATCTGTATATTTCATCCTTGATTTATCAAAGATCTTAGTATCTTCTTTAAAGAATTTACGCAATCGTTTATTGTATCCACGTTTGATCTTTTTAAGTTGGCCTTTGCTCCACATATAGAACTTACGTGAGTTTTTACTAAGGGCATCGTATTCATCTCCACCCTTCATTGGAATCTTATTACTCATAAATCAATCTCTCCTAAATGCTTCATGCCCTTCAAAATACATCTGGATCATTGTATGCACACAGATATTTATAAAAATTAAACTGCCAAATAATATCCATCCAACCATTTAATCTTCTCCAAGGTTATTAATAAAGTTACGTAACTTAGTTGAGTCTGCTTCAGCCCTAATCTTTGCTACTGGAGCCCCATCACTAGGATCTTCTCTAACTGTATCTTGTGTATTAGTGCGTTTCAGATTACTTACAATACTATTACTAGCTGAAGGAGTTGTATAGTCATCTTGTTCATCTTCATCTAGATCATATATTCTTAAACTGTCAATGTTAAATCCTAGATCAATCTTAGATCCAACTCCACTTGAGCTACGTGTCTTCATTAGCTGTATTTGATAGCGTCCGCGCTCACGCATTGCTCTGCTAGTAAAGATACCAAACACATTGTCCGCAGTTTGTATCTTACTTAATCCACCTGATATGTGCGAGTGATCAAATTCAATTTCTTCAACTGCTCCACGATTCAACTGTGCCGCTGTAACAAATACTGTATTCAATTCCATAGCTAAGTTTCTTAGCTCTTCTGAAACGTACTTATCTTTAATATATAAATTCTCTGCACTTACTTTTGCACCATTGGGCATTAGCAAATCCAAATAGTCAATCAACAATACATCAATCTTCTTGCCTGTTTTGATCTCATACTCTTTAATATAGCTACGTACATCATTAGGCGTCTTGCCACTTGGCATATACTTAACTTGGAACGCACCACTCTTCTTACCAATGATCTTAACTTTCATTTCAACGTCATCAATATTCTTAAAGATATCGCGGGTGCTAATCTCTGTAACCATACTATCTACACGCATACTAACTAAAGCTTCACTAAGCTCTAGTGTTAGATACAAAACGTTCATACCCTTTTGTGCAAAGTTTACACCCAAGTTAGCTAGGAACAAACTCTTACCTGCACCTGAACCACCTGCAAAGATGTTAAGCTCGCCTCTGTTGAACCCACCAAATAGTTTTCTATCTACTGCTTCCCAGCCTGTGCTTACTTGGCCGTTACCATCTTTAATTGCTAACAGTCTTGCTCTAGGGTCTGCAAAGTAATCAGTACCTAAGTCTTTCTGTAATCCTATTTGTACTGCTTGCTTAACTAACTCTTCTACTGGACCATACTCACCCTTCTCAAGTAAGTCTGCACCTTTAAGGATAGCTGCCTCTAATGCTTTGTGTCTACTAAATGTTTCAAACTCTAACAACAGCCAATCATAATGATTCTCTTGCATTACACCAGGGTCTTTAAGATTACTCTCTGTTGCTGCATTAATCATATCAAATGTAGGTAATGCGTTATGCTCAGTTACATAGTTAGTTAAAAACTCTGCAGGCTTTTGCAATCGTCTATCAAATACTTCTGGATTGAATACCGCTTGACATCTAACAAATGTCTCAGCATCAGTCAACATCATTTCAAGATATACCTTTTGTATATCATGCCCATAGTCTGTGTTTTGTCTAGTTGCCATATTACTATTATACTACCTATGCCATTGGTTGTCAAGTTCTATCTTGGTTTTAGTTACTGCTAGATATGCTCCTACACAACTGCCAGGGTCGCCTGGGTTATGTGGAACATGTACATTAACCCACTTGTCACGGATACCGTCTACTGCTCTTCTATTAAGGGCGCCTCCGCCAGCTAGTGCTAGGTGCTTACTGCCTGTTGCCTTCATAGCCCATGCACTTAAATTATTAACACAATATTCAAATACTGACTGTGTAGCAGCTGCAATATCGTTTAGGTCTTCTTCGCTGTCTAGATCAGGCCTCCACCAGTTACACCCCCTATGCAAGTTTTCCATCATCTTAATCTTAGGGTTCCATCCAATACCTTCAACGTGTACTAGTTCGTTTAGTATCTTCATAAAATGTTTTTTAGGGTTACCTTTGTCTCCCATAGATGCCATCATATATTCATCACGGTTCGGAACTAGCCCGCACCGTTGTGTCATGGCACTGTAGAATAATCCAAGACTATGCGGATAGCCCTGACTGTGTATCTTCTTTAGTAAATTATTCTTGCCGTGCCATATAGTCAGTGTTTCAAACTCGCCTATACTGTCTATTACAATTACAGCACAGTCGTCTTCAGGCTGGGTGTAATAGGCATACGCCGCATGACTTAGGTGGTGTTGGGTACACTTAATTGGAGCAATGATATTCCATTGTTGCAAGTACTTACGTATATTATTTTCTTTCCATAGCCAGCCCTGTCCAGCATACCACTGGCGTAGTGTTTTTAACTTAGGAAGTTCATACCACTGTATACTATCGGGCTCGCCGTATTCTTGCCTAGCTACGCTAACCATACTCCAGTTAGGATGAGGGTCGTTTGGCACCTTACTATAATCTTTAGCTAACACCGCAGACTTGAGTTCGTTATCTTTAAATACTGCTAAACTAGCATCGTGACTGTTTCCAACCATTCCCCAAGTTATCATTTGTTGCGATTCTCCCATTCGTCTTTGTCAACTCTAATATACCAGCCTCTCCTTGGCTTACCAAGTGACTCACCTTCTGAACCTGTAGGCCACCATAGGTAAGGACGGATATAATCAGGAAAGCTTCTGCCGCCACCAGCAAAGTTTGTTTTTACAAACACTCGTTTACAATACTTAAAACAATCATCTAGCCAGTACTCGTAATCAAATATAGTTCCGGGTACTAAACACTCTCTATCAAACACTGTACGGGTAGCTACAATCATATCATACTGTCTATCTAACTTCATAGGCTCGTTCATGTTAACGTACATTATGAAACGTTTAAGACCTAATACGTCACAGCATTCTTTGTACAAAGCACCTTTGTCTTTGTCATCAAAGAACTCGTCTACGTCAGTTAGTTCAATATCGTTAATACCTTTTTGCTCTTGTATTAAGTGTGCTAACATTCCCATGCCACAGCCAATTTCAAGTACAGAATTAACTCCGTCAAAGTTCATGTTGTCTACACAAAATTGTTTTTCAAGCATATACAAATCCCACTTGTGAATGTACTTTGCGCCTGGAGCTTTTTTCCAATGACGCTTAGATATTTCTGTAAGTTTGTTTCTATAAGTTTGCGTATTCATATTTTAACTTTCTCTAAGGTGTAACAATATTTGATGTTGTCGCTGTATACTGTTTAGCAATTTCACCTTCAGTTTTGCCCATACATGTAACTGTGTTAGCATTTAGTATAAACTTAGCATCTGGATTTACACTATACATAAACGGGGCAAGCCCTAATCCATTTTCATTTGCAATTAATACCATTGGCTTTTTAACTGTATATGAGTCTGATGATTCTGTATCTAGTCTTGCTACAATTTCCTCACCTGTTGATAATTTTAAACTAATCGTGTCGCCGGCTTTATACGGAATTTCTAATAACATTCTTTTCTCCTATTTGTAAATGAATGGGTCGCGCTTTTTAAGTTCTTTTATTTTCTTGCGGTATGCAAGTTCTTCTTTAATTTTGTAATACGGCCATGTAATAAATTCCCATATAGATAGTAATATAAAACACAAACCGGACCATAGTTTTTTTAAATAACTCATTATTCTCTCCTCGATATTACTCCATTAAACGCAATTGATATCCTATCATTTGCATTAGTGTTAATGTCAGCATAGTGTGATAACCAACTAGGCATGCCTACTAACTTCTTAGGTTCTGGAAAAATACTCCATTGTCTAGCATTGTAGTTATTCCTGTCAACAACTATTTGATCAGGAATTGTGTACTCTAAGTTTGAATGTGGAGGCACTAGTCTTAATGGGCCAGAGCCTTCGTCACATTTTACATAGTATACCATACTAAAAAAGTATGGTGCAGGGTGTAGATGGGCTACAGTATTTGCAGCATCTAGCTGACTATTGTTGTTTATATTAATCCAATAGTTTCGTAAAGCAATAGTGTATTCATTATTAAACCTATATAAGTTTTCAGATGCTTCTTGCATTTTATCTTGTACTATGTTTACAAGATTTACTAATACAGGATCTTGTAAGTCTAACCATTCACTTTGCCAGGTAGAAGTAGAGTTGCCTCTCAGTTCATAACAACGCTGTTCAATTGCATTGTTATCAATATCTATAATGTCAGATACTACCGGAACTGGAAATACTGCTTCTATGTTCATGTGTTAAACCATTTCTTTGCTTTTAATCTAATCTTTAGAGGAGACGTTTCTGCGTAAGTTGCTATGCTGTGTAACGTAAATATTCTTCCATACCTCTGTACAGCTTCTCCAATATCAGTTATATCAATTTCCCAATCCGGCATAGATATTCCCCATCCTAAATCAATTGCTTGTTCAACTAATTTAGAGCCTGCTTGATCTCTGTCAGGCACAACTACTATATCTTTATTTAATCTATTAATGAGTAGTGCCTGTTGATCTTTGGCTTCGCTTCCTAGCAATGCAACTCCGTCAATATACAATGCATCAATAGGACCTTCGCATACTATAGCAAATACTTTCTGAGGACGTTGTTCGTCTAGATTAAATACGTATCCTGGTTGTTGCTCGCTTAGATATTTGGGCTTCTTATCGCTTTGTACACTTCTGCCAGTCCACCCGACAATACGTCCTTCAAAATAAAATGGAATAATAAGTCTATCTCTATAACCTAAACTAGGACTCCAATAGTATTCTGTATCGTCAACTTGTAAATTACGTGATGCCATATATTCAAGTATAGCTAAACTATGTTTATTAAAGTCTGTAATATCAGTAACTTTAATTGCATCGTCAGGTAATGGCACAGTATTAAATTTAGGTATCTCAACAAGCTGTTGAGTTACAACCATGCCTTCATTTTCCTGCATAACTGTTAATGCAAGTTTATTAATTACATCATCAGGAGCATTTAACCATTGTAATAGTTTCCGCATCTTAATACTAAGGTTACGTCCTTGTTGCCAACTTGCTTTATAACCGCAGTTGAAACAGTGGAAGCTTATACCATCTGGATTAGTTATTAATCCTCCACGTAGTCTGTTGTCAGCTGATGTACCGTTATGATGACAACAAGGTGCATTGAATGAGGTCCAGCCGCTAGGCGTTACTTTACGCTTAGGCGGCAGATACGTCAGAACTGTTTCATTGACTATACTCATAGTACTATTATAACGTAGTTTTGTTAAATTGTCAACTAGTTTCTAACTAATATTTTGGTGATTTTTGCTGATGGGTTTACAGTGGTTTTAAATCGGACATATGAAAAGACGCCATTAAAGTTTACTGGAGTTGGAGCAAGTTCGTTGCCACTAAAGCTAAGTGTTGCAACATCTGCCCACGGAGATGAGTTAGTAACTTGGTTATCTAATGTAGCTTGTACAACAACATCACCAATGAAGTTTGTAGAGTATACTGCCGCAGTATGTAGTGCCTCATTACCATTAACTGCTGGTTCTGCACTTACTGCTTCGGATACCCATACGCTTGAACTTGCTCCTGTCTCAGTAAGGCTAGTTACTGAAGAAGTTTTTAACGGTCCTGGAAATGTTTTAGCATTTACAAGTATAGTTCCGTTGTTATTGAAATGGCTTTGTGAATATGTAATTACTTTACTACCATCTGTTTCTATAAGATAAACAACGTAACTTAGATATTGTTGTTTTAAATTTTTAAGTTCATTTTCGGTTATAGTAACTTTAAACTTTCCTCTAGTAATAGTACTTCCGTCATCTTGTACAGAACAGTCCTTCTCAATTATTAGACGCTCGTTCTCATCGTATGCAACAAACTTAGGAGTATATCCTGTAGCTACATTGACTGGCTTTTGGTCTGCATTTAATAATCTAAATTGTAAGGCATTGTCTATGCCTTTATAAACTTGAATTTCTCTATTGTACACTGGTCTATACTCCGTAATGAATCCTGCCACATCTGCGACAAGTGTGGTTGTATTATCGACTAAATATCTTGACAACAATTGCATATTGTATTTATAGGAATAACTAAACTAACTAATGCTTACTAAAGACATAGAAAATAAATTTCCCTTCTTGAGCGTAGTAAACTACGGCGGCAAGGAATATATCGGGGTTGTAATCAATCAAGATGCCAGTGTAACAAGTATGTACATTTATACAGCCTTGCATACTAAACCTGAACAAGAACACTTTCTTGAGTTAGGAGATGTATGGTGGTGGGAATCAAATAGAATGATTCCTATTAATATCTTCTTAGGTATTGAGATGGCGCCATTTAAGTATTGTATAATGACAATGAATAGTAAGGATGTAAAAGTTAGTATAGGACCGTGTGTAAATTTAAACAACTTAGCAGTAAAACGCATTAAAAGAAAAAGTGTACAGTTAGTACGCAGACCACCTAAAGGCTAAACCTTAACCATTGCTTCGCATAATAAATTCATGTGTACTACAACAGCTACAGCATAGCTAACTGCATGAGCTTTCTTAAAATAGTATGACCCGTCCGTTGGCTTTATCCAAACACTCTTCATTATAGTTTTCCAAGTCTCGTTTGCTAAGTGCCTCTTGGCTGGGCGTATAATCGCTAGTGTCGCTGCTAATTGTTCTACCGAGGTAGGCTTCAATTGCCTCAATAGTTCTCCGTGCCCGTTGACATGAAATACTTTTTCGTTGAAGTCGTCGTGTTCCAGCAGTTGCCATAGTGGTTCTCTTTCTATCAATTGTGTTAAGTGTTGTTCATCTTCAACTTCCTTATATATGCTTACATTGAGAAAGTCTAGTTTAAAGTAGCCGCGTTCTTCAGCAGTCTTGTGTTCGATTGTTGATAAGTTATCAATAGGGTTATGCGGTATTTCATTAGCATACACACCAGTATTATGTTTCTTTCCGCTATCAAGTTTTGCAACTCGATGTTTGAGTTGCCCTAATATAATTGATCTATCTGCAAAGTCTATATCAATATCAGGCAATGTTGTTTGCCTCATATAATTTTTTGAACTTAACAGATTTCTTCATAGCCATATCCCATTTAAGTTTACTTACACGATCCTTCATTGTAATACCTAGTAAATGATCTAATTCATGTAGATAGCATTTAGCACTATATCCGTCGATTGCTACAGTTTGTTTTTCTAAGTTTTCATCGTAAAACTCTACAAGTATTTCTTTTGGACGGGGAATTTTTACATATATATGAGGGAAGCTTAAACACCCTTCTAAATCTAAAACAGTATCCTCAGTATATTCTAACACTGTTGGATTAATACAAATATTTGTATTACCAGCTTTATCGCCCATTACAAATACTTGTGCATCTAATCCAATTTGATTTGCTGATAGGCCAATTCCTTGATTTGCTAACATAAACTCTACCATCTCTTTATGCAGTTCTTTTGGATCGAATCCAGGATTTTCTAAGTCAACAGGCTGCATTTTACGTTCTAAAAATTCGTCTGGATGATATATTAATTTCATAGTTTACTTTCCTTTGCAACATCTTTAACTAGCTGTACATCACTTTTTTGTCTTTTAAAACGTACTCCCCAATGTTCGGGGTTAATCATAGGATACACAATTTGTAACTGTTCGTCATTTAATTTACTTAACATTTCTTTTCCGCTAATACAATTTAATATCAACCATGGACTTATCTTACCATCTTTAATATGCCAAACTGCTCTATTTAAACTTACGTGCTGAAAATAATGATTCCACGGAGCTTGTTCTTGTTCGTCAGCCCATTCCATCATAGTCATTACACTACGTTCAAGTGCAGTCTCTACACCTTCTTTTTTAATTAAGTTAATTGCATACTGTTCATACATTTCTTCTCTACACCAGTGATCAAGTTTAACTCCACTAGTTACAACATGATCAATATACTTCTCAGGATATAACGGTTTTACATTACTAACAAAACTACCAAACTTTACAAATGCATTATAGTAAGGACTTTTATCAAATTCATCATGTGTTTTATCTTTTTTAGATCCTGCACTTAATTGGTAAAATTTATTAAATGCAATTAATCCAAGCTGCACACGTTTTTCTTTACGCTGTAAGAAACGTCTCTTAGGTTGGCACAAGTGTACAGCTAATGTTTTTTCACGGGCGTACCCTGATCCACAGTATCCACATACATACGGTTTTTCAGAGTTTGACATTTTCAACACCGTGTTCTTCTGCAAGTTGTTTGAGTTCTTTTTTTGTAGATATGCTAGCAAGTAGTTCTGCCTCGTCTGTTTTCATATTTGGATAAATGTCAAGTAATAACTTTTCACCTTTACTATTATCGCCAGTCTTCTTTTTAAATCCAATCCATTTGTGAAATTCGATTTTGCCAGTTGCATTACAAGCACATAGTAACTGCCACTGTAGTTTAGGATGTCTTGTTCCGAGCACATTAAAGTTTTTATTATAGTATGAGTTTGTTTTAAATATAGCCATTTCTTGATCATCTCTTTTGCCAGCTACGCTACTAACATATCTATTCAATAACCAAAAGCTAACAGACTTTCGTTCTTCATCGGTAATTTCGTTCCAGACATTTTTGCCATTCATATCAATTGCAGCAAGTATGTCTTTTACTGGGAATTTTTGCTGTGCCATTCTGCTAAGTCCTCCGGAGTATTAATTTCCATCCCGTCAAATGTTACTTTACCTAATGCTATTCTATAGCCAGCTTGTATCCAACGCAACTGTTCTAGTTTTTCAATGTCTTCTTCAGGTGGCTTGCGTAAGCCGTTATACAATCTAAGCACATGTGCCTTATATCCGTACACACCTAAGTGCCAGCTACCATATGCAAATCCTCTACCAAACCAGTTAGCATAGGAGTAGTTATGTATTAGTTTAACACTATTAGGATCATTTGTCAAGCTCTCATCTGGAAAGTCAGTCCATACAGTTGCCAGCGGATCGTACTGAAGTGCAAATTCAATCTTCTCAATCATTTCTTGTGTAACGTCAGGCATGTCGCCTTGAACATTGATAATAGTATCGTATTTTTTAGGAAGTTTGTCAAGTGCTCCGCAACATCTTTCAGTGCCGTTATCGTAATCAGCATCGTCTATTACTATGTTACCTTCGGGAAATAGACTAGCAATCTTCTTACTATCAGTAAGCACAAAGGTGTCTAAGCCCGTCTTACAGCAACGATCGTATACTTTACGGATCATTGGCACACCGTTAAGCAATGCTAATGGTTTATTAGGAAACCGGGTTGAAGCTGCTCTTGCCGGAATCAGTATAGCTGTACTCATGTATTTCTCCTATTACTTTATCAAAGTCTTCTATCCTAAGCATATTAGGACCGTCACTTGGTGCGTTGTCTGGATCCGGATGTACTTCTAAAAAGAAATTCCTAATTCCCAAAGCACTACCTGCACGACATAAGCCAGGAACATAATTCCTATTGCCACCGCTGCTGCCTCCGAGGCCGCCTGGTTTCTGTACGCTGTGTGTGGCATCAAGAACCACAGGCACATCAAAATTATTAAGCATGTAATCAATGCCGGTAAAATCGACAACCAAATTATTATATCCAAAACTTGTGCCTCTCTCAGTTATCCAAACTTCTTTGGCGCCTCTTGTCTTTGACAGTATACCATTCATGTCCCATGGTGCAAGGAACTGGCCTTTCTTAATGTTTACAATTTTATCTGTAGCACATGCTGCTTGTAGTAAATCTGTTTGTCTACAAAGGAATGCAGGTATCTGTAGTACGTCTACAGCATTATTGTAGTAAGTTTTTATGTTTGTAATATGCTCTACTGTATGAACGTCTGTGAGCGTCTTACACCCCACCTCGCCTCTAATCTCTTCAAAGTCATGTAGTGTATTTGTAAAACCTACGCCGCGCATGCCTTGCATACTACTACGATTAGCCTTATCAAAACTAGCTTTAAAGATATACTCTGCACCATACTTGTCACATATATCTTTACAATGCTTTGCAATTTCTAAACTCTGTTCTAAGCTTTCGTGCTGACAAGGGCCTGCAATTATTGTAATCATTTACTTTCCTTTGATAATAGATATATGTTTAATACTTTGTTTAAGTATACTAATAGTGTTTTATTTGTTTTAGCCATTTCATTTATGTCTTGCCAATCTTGATATGTAAACAAATCACCTTGTGCTTTAGTCTTTGCACGATCTATACTGTCTCCATCTCCGCCTATAATCCAGCGAGGTATTTTGTTATGCGGAGGATCTCTGTACCTTGCATATACTACTTGATCTACTCTTTCGTATATCAATGTTTCATTTGGAATCATTTAGATCTCTTCTCAACTTTCTTCTTGTCAAAATAAATTTATTGTACAAATAAGGAATATAATCTTCGTAGTGTCCTTGTTGTTCAAATACTTTACTAGCATCATCTAATACAGACAATCGCTGAAGTAACACAATTGTCCAGTCTTCTACATATAAATTTAGTGCCCATAAGTCTATGCTGTTACTATTGCACCAGCCATTAAAACTATCGCATCCACCATTATGTTGTTCATTTGTGATTAGTTCAGCATCTGTTGGAATTGCTATCATAACTACATCATTTGAGTCATTAAACTGTTCTGCTTCATTATAAACTGCTGACCAATACTTGTAAGAATTTGTACACGATACTACTACTTTTTTTATTCTATTGTTATCCGATGCTGGTTTTGCATATGGACATTTTTTAGTAGCATCTAACTGAGCAGCCCAATCTGTTACATAATTATTAAAATTATTAATGTTAGACATTAATCTTTCGTTCATTACTTTACTGGCGTGCCAATTGTACGACGGACAATATCATTATGATTGAACTCTGCCCAATACAACTCAAATGCAACACCATCTTCAATTCCTTCAAACTGATGAATTAGTCCTGGCTTTACTTGTGTAAAGTCTCCTGCTTTTAGAATAGTTTCATCAACTAGTCCGTCTTGGGCACCGTCTTGCCAAACACGAATTATCATTGAACCTGATTCAACAAAGAACCCGTTCCATTTAAATTCGTGTGCATGTTCGCTACATTTGTAGCCTGCTTTATATTCAATGCGGTGAAACTCTAGTA